TAGATTTTATGATTTGGATAATGCAGAGGCGACAACTCTCACTGGTCAAGCCTTAATTAAGTTCAGTAAGAAGATAACGAATCACTTTTATAATAAAGAACTCGGCGATAATGAAGATTATGTTATTTATATAGATACAGATTCGATTTTTGCCTCTGCCGTTCCATTGATTAAAAAAAGGTTTCCAAATGATAAATTATCAGAGGTTATGATGACCCAAAGAATTATGGAAATCTGTGCAGAAGTACAAGATTATCTGAATGAAAGTTACAATTATTTTGCAAAGAAGTTCTTGAATATTGATGAGCATGTATTTGATATTAAACAAGAGGTTGTTGCAAAGACTGGATTGTTCATCACGAAGAAACGATATGGATTACGAATTATTAATGATGCTGGTAGAAAGTGTGATAAGATTCATGTTAAAGGATTAGATACAGTCAGAAGTAATTTTGCAGTTGCTATGAAAGAACTACTGAGTAATGTATTAGAAGATATATTAGCCAATGTTCCAAAAGAACAAATTGATGAAAGAATATCAATATTCAAAAGAAATATGACATCATTACATTATGATGTTATGGCAAATCCAATCGGTGTAAAGGGTATTGGAAAGTATATTCAACATGATGAAGATTCACCATTCAGTACATACAAAAAAGGTGCTCCTGTCCATGTAAAGGCAGCAATCAATTACAATTCATTACTACAACATTGGTTTGAGGGTAGGAAATACGAGAAGATTGGTAATGGTAGTAAGATTAAATGGGTGTATTTAAAAGAAAATACATTTGGATTTGATGCAATTGCTTACAAAGGTTGGGAAGACCCACCACAAATATTAGATTTTATTAAGAATCACATTGACCACAATAGAATGTTCGAACAAGCAATGAGTAAAAAGATAGGAATGTTCTATCAGGCAATGTCATGGGAAGCAGTAGTTGATAAAACTCAAAGTATTGAAAGATTTTTTTGATTTTCAAAATTTGTATATATATTTATATATACATAGTAACACAATAGGAGAAAAATGGTTATGGACAAAAGTAAATTAAAACGATTCATCGACAAGTATTCACTTGGTGGTGAAATCAAATCAGTTAAATGGGTTAGTAATGGGAATAAACTAGCAACAAGATTTATCTCAGGTGATAAATCAGTAGTAGGTAATGTTGTTGTTGATAAGTTTACTGGTATTGAATCATCGGATTTAGGAGTTTACAACACACCACAATTTTTATCACTTTTAAACATTATGGGTGATGATGTTGATTTTAAATTAACTTCATCAGGTGATAAATTTATTAGTGTGGATATAACAGATTCTAAATCTAAAACTTCAGCAAAATATATGTTGAGTGATTTATCAGTAATACCAACACCACCAGAACTTAAGAATCTTCCAAGTGATTGGGATTTAGATATCAAAGTTGATTCTAATTTTATTAGTACATTTATTTCTGGTAAAGGTGCTCTTGCTGATACAGAATCATTTACAATTATTACTAAGAATGATAAAGTAGAAGTTGTAATTGGTTTTAGTAATGTTGCAACTAATCGTGTAACAATACCTGTAGAAGTTAGTGAGTATAAAGAGATAGAACCTATTTCATTTAATGCAAATATGTTCTCTAATATCTTAAGTGCTAACAAAGAGTGTCAAACAGCTTCACTAAAGATTAGTAAAGATGGTTTAAGTAAAATCAATTTCAACATTGATGATTATTCATCAGAATATTATTTGGTAGCAACTCAACAAACTAACTAATGTATTTAGAGTACTTTGATAAGTTCTTAAATATGAAACCGTATCTTTCCATTGATGAGAAAGAATGGGAATATATCAAAAGAACTTTCGATAAAGATGATGTAAAAGAATCTTTAGCAAAAGTCGCAATGACTTATGAAATACCTTATGCTGAAATTTCAGAGAAAGATGCTTACAAGGAACTAACGAACCTTAAAGGTATGAGACACAATGAAATCTTGGTAGAGGGTGATTGGTTTGCTCGTGAGGGAACGGAGTATAGATATGGGTTAGAGTTCGAGGGTAAACAACAATACTTCCGAAGAATCAATACAGGAAATAAAGCTAGTAATTATTTCCAACAAGTCAATCGTTGGAGTGTGGATGGAACAATTGCACCTGGCCCAAAAAGAACTTGGGAAAGTGAAAAGTTTATGACCAGTTTAATGGGAGCAGCTTACACATTAAAGTTACCAAGTTTAAATCGTAGTTCTTTTAGAACAATGATTGGATTGAGAAAATATATTTGTTCTCAATTCAAACCTAATGTTGCAAAAGTATTGTATGATAAATTAGATAGTAAAAGTATCTTAGATTTCTCAGCAGGTTGGGGAGATAGATTGGCTGGATTCTATGGTAGTGAAACGGGTGAATATTATCTTGGAATAGACCCGAGAAAAGAAAATCATCCTATTTATCAAGAACAGGCAGAGTTTTATGATAAACATAGAACTATGTTTGAAGTTGATAAGAGTGTTGATTTTGTTATATCACCTGCAGAAGAAGTTGAGTTTACTCAAATGGGTGAGTTTGATACCGTATTTACATCACCACCTTATTTTGGTGTTGAGAGATATAGTTACGATGATACTCAAAGTTGGGTTAGATATAAAACTATTGAAGAGTGGAACGAGAAGTTCTTACATAAAACTTTAGAAAAAATATGGCCATCAATCAAAAGTGGTGGATATTTAATGGTAAATATATCTGATGTTTACGCAAGTAGTGGAGCAAAACAAAAAAGATTAAATTCTGGTGGGAAACTTTGGTTAGAGATTTGTAATCCAATGAATGATTTCCTAAGTACATTTAGTGATTCAGAATATCAAGGTTGTATTGGAATGGAAATGGCAAAACGACCTAATAGTGGTGGAGCAGGAACTGCTTCAGATGATAGGTTCACCGAAGAATCATTAGAACTTGCAGAAAAAACAAAAGATAAAACATTTTGTGAACCAATTTGGATATGGAGAAAAATATGAGTGAAATAAAAAATTCCCTTTGGGTAGAAAAGTATCGGCCTTCTTCCCTTGACTCTTACATAGGTAATGAACACCTACGAAGTAAAGTCAAGTTGTATCTTGAGAGTGGAGACTTACCACATCTTCTATTGTATGGAAGAGCCGGTACAGGTAAGACCACTCTCGCTAAATTACTTGTTAATAATATAGAGTGTGATTACCTTTATATAAACGCATCTGATGAGAATAGTGTTGAGGTGGTTCGTGATAAAGTTAAGAACTTTGCATCAACACTTGGGTTTCAAGAGATGAAAGTAATTATATTAGATGAGTGTGATTACATTACACCAAATGCACAAGCTGCATTAAGAAACCTAATGGAAACATTTAGTAAACATTGTAGGTTTATCCTAACTTGTAATTATGTTGAGAGAATCATTGACCCAATACAATCAAGGTGTCAATCATTTCAGATAATTCCACCAGATAGAAAACAAGTTGCAGTTCACTTATCAAATATCTTAACTCAAGAGGGTGTAGAAACTAATATTGATGATATTGTAACAATAGTTAATGGTGGGTTTCCTGATTTAAGAAGAGTGATAAATGCAGCACAACGACAGGTTGTAGATGATAAACTTGTTATTGATGAGGGAATGAGTATTCAAAATGATTATAAGAATCAAGTGTTAGAGATATTAAAAACACAAGATAAGAAAAACTCATTCAAGAATATCAGACAAACACTTGCAGATTCAAAGGTAACAGATTTCTCTGATTTATTCAGATTGTTATTTGATACAGTCGATGATTGGGGTAGAGGTCATGTTGCAGAATGTATATTGATATTGGCTCAGTATCAACAAAGTGATGCTGTAGTTGTGGATAAAGAGATAAATGTTATGGCAATGTTTGTTGAGATAATCGGAAAGGTAAAGTGAAACGAAAGGGATTTTGTGTAGCACCATTCAGAAATGCAGAATTTTTCCACGATGGTAAAGTATGGCAATGCGTATCTGGTGAATGGAATGAACAATCTAAAAAATGGAAAAACGCTTGGATAACTTGTGGCCCGAGTGGTAATTCATTAGAAGATAAATGGGAAGATATTTGGAATGGAGAAACTTCACAAAAACTTAGACAATCAATGCACGATGGCGATTTCAAGTATTGTGATTCTACTGAGTGTGGGTTTTTAAATCGTTGGTACAATGATGATATAGATGAAACCATCTATGATAATGGATACTTTCCAATTTATGATGAATCAACATATCATAAGTTATGGAATGCAAAAGAAATAAATCCAAATGGTGAAGAGAAGTGGAAACAAATCATTTCAGAGAAAATGGTGAAGTTGCCATGGGGGCCAGAATGTGTTATATTCTCTCACGATAGAAGTTGTAATTTAAAATGTCCAAGTTGTAGAATGGATTTCATACAAACTAAGGGTAAAGAAAGAGAGAAATCTGAAAAGATACAAGAAATAATTTTATGTGATGCAATGGATAACGCAAATGAGTTATACATTACAGCAAGTGGTGATGGATTTGGTGGTAAGTTTTGGAGGAATCTATTGAAATCAATCACAATGGAAAAATATCCTGATACAAGAAATCTACATCTACATACAAATGGAAATGGGTGGACAGAGAAAAGATGGAATCAGTTAAGTAATCTACACGAGATTCCAAGAGTTACTGCAGAAATCAGTATTGATGCATGTACAAAAGAAACCTATGATGAAATTAGATTGGGTGGTAATTGGGATATACTACAAGAGAACTTACATTTTATATTTACAAAGATACCTAATTTAGATTTTGTAAGAATGACATTTGTTACACAAGATAATAATTATAAAGAAATGAAAGGTTTTGTTGAGATGTCAGATTACTTTCAAAAACTAAACGGAATGAAAACAGAAGTAAATTTCATACATATAAATAATTGGGGAACCTTTTCAGATTTAGTTTGGAAGATTAAAAATATTAATAGTGAAGAGCATCCAAACTACAAAGATTTTAGAAGTGAAGTAGATAAAGTTAATTCACTTCGAGAACATTATAATAACTTAGAAATATTCACAAACTTTTAAAGGAGTTACAAATGAGTGAAAATAGAAAATATCAAGAACCACCACAACCTGTAGACATTAGTGATACAGAAACAATAACTTGTGAAGAATGTGGAAACGCATCTTTCATACAATCATTCTTTCTGAAAAGAATATCTGCATTAATGAGTCCAAATGGTAAAGAGGCAATTGTACCAATTCAAGTATTTGCATGTGGTAATTGTGGTTCAATACCAAAGAACATGATGAGTCAAATTCAACCGAGTGAATAGTGTATTACAAAATTGATTTAAGTAATTACACACCACGAGAAACTCGTATTTATTTAGAGTTTGATAAGTATAATTTCAGTCCATATCAGTTAGAATCTATACAAATTGAGTTGGATAATTTCAAAGATTCTTATGGGTATAGTAGTGGCGAGGCACACAGAAAGCCTTGGAAAAATTGGAATCTCGATGATTTAAAGTATAGACTGGATAACAATTGGACATTCTATCTAATCGGTAATGGTAGAGAAGGCTTACCATTACCAGTTACTGAGGGTTGGGCATTTATAGATTGGAATAGAAAATATCCTTATTTAAACAATCGTTATGTAACACCTAAATTTAGAAAAAGTGGGTTGGGTAATGATTTAGTTTGGTTACGATGTAATGAAGTAGTGAAACGAGGGTTTGATACTGCTACAATACAATTAGATACATGGAATAAACCTGCTCGTAGTGTAATGAAAGAAAATATTTTCACCGAAATTAATGGTATTTGATATTTATATATGAAAAGTTTTATAAGAACTAAGGAAAAGATATGTCAACACAGATAACAAGAACAAAAGAATTTATTAATTACATCACAGGAAGTGTAGGTGATTGGCCATCATTATCAAATGCTGGAATTCTTGGTGGTATGGATTACATTATAGAAAGTGGTTCCAACGAAGTAAAGTTTGTAGAATTTAATACAAATGTAGGAATTGTTGGTAGTTCAGCAATACAGACTGGTAGTTACTTTGATGTAATATCAGATTATGCAAATGAAAAAGGATACACGACTTGTTACATTAATGGCATTTCAGGTAAAAAACAAAATCCATCATATTTGCAACAATCGTTAATTAGTTCAAGTTTTGCAAGACATGGAATATCAACAAATTTTGAATATAACAATAATACAACACACACTTATTTTTCACAAAGAGGTCAAGCACAACACTCAGGTAGTTTTCATTTATTTTTTCAAACGCCTTGGTACTCAGATGATAGTTTGTTAGATATTGTTAGTAGTTCTTTTGATAAAGATGATTTTAAAGATATACTTTCTAATTCACCATTTAGTTCTTCTTTGATACCAACATTTAATACATCATCTTATACACCAAATAACAATTTCCCAGATTATGTAGTTAAAGGTGCAACTATAGATTCAGGTATTCAAACTAATGCAGTTGGATTTTACACATACAATTCAACAAGTTCAAGTTATCAAGATGCGGTAGATAATAATGATTTGATTGAACAATATGTTGTTCATAGTGGAAGTTATAGAGATGGACAATCATACTTGGGTGTTGGTAAAGTAGATTTTATGATGACACCAGAAAAGGTTATTGTGTTTGCTGATAGAGATGCTGGTAAATATATTAAACTAAATCCAACATCAACAGATAGTTGGGATTATATAGCACAAAGAGCAAAAACATCTGCAAGTGGTAGTTTAATTAAAATGTATGATGGTTCAACAAAACAAGTTCAAGATGTTGAAGTTGGGGATGTTGTTTTAAGTTATCAACCATATGGAATGCCAGATGAATCACAGGATTATTTATCTTATACTACGACAGATTTATCAGGTTCTACTACTCAAGGTTCAATTGTTACTAAAACAATGAAAACAGAAAATTACGGATATTATTTAATTAATGGTAGTATTAAAGCACCTTATAATTTACAACAGGATAGTAGTGATATTAGATATTTTGTAAAACAAGGAGATACTTGGTCATGGATAACAACAGATAGTATTAGAACTGGAGATTATCTTTTAGACCCAAATGGTGATGAAACAGAGGTTACATCAATAACTGAAAATAATGGTGATACACTTTGGTTCTCACTTGATGTTGAGGATATCGATACTTACTTCCAATCAAATATATTGGTTCACAATATTCCACCAAAGTGTTTTGTAGCAGGAACACCAATCACTATGGGTGATGGAACTACAAAGGCTATTGAAAGAATTGAAATTGGTGATGAGGTTATGAATTATAATTTCAAAGATGAAGAAGTTCAGATAGGTAAAGTTACCACGATTGATATGCCAGTTCACGCTGATATCATAGAAATAAGTTTTAATAGTAAAACTACTAAAAATACATTTGACCATCCTTATTGGGTTGTTGGAAAAGGTTGGAGTTCATATAAACCAGAGTGGACTAAAAAAAGATATGATATAGAATCAAATCAATTAGAAGTTGGTGATAAGTGTTTAGAACTTCGTGATGGTAAATTAGTGGAAAGAGAAATTACTAATATTGTTGAAGATATAAATCCAGTCCAAACTTATTCATTAGAAATAACAACAAACCATAACTATTTTGCAAATGATGTATTAGTTCATAACAAATTCTGTTTAATGGAAGACCAAGTAATTAATATGGGTGAGGGTAATTACAAAAGAATTGATGAGGTAGAATTAGGTGAAAGTATTTTACAATACGATGAAGAAACTGAAGAGTTTAAAGAGGGTAAAGTAAATATGATAAGAAAGAAACTACATGATAATTGTTATGGAATCAAAGTTGAAAGTGGACAAACAATTAAAGCAACTGATAACCATCCATTTTTATTGAGAGATAAAGGTTGGTCTACAATTGCTGAGAACAATCCAATGTTTTTAGAAAATGGTGGTGGTATTATAAAAGTTGGTGATTATGTTAGAGATTTAGATGGTTGGGTAGAAATTGTAGAAATCAATAAAATTGAGGGAGAATATATAACATATAACTTGTTAGAACAAGATTATGGAACTATTATTGCTCATGATATTGTAACTCACAACTCACCTTAATAAAAACTAAAAAGGTTGTTAATGATGGGAAAATATAAACATAATAATAATTTTAAGTATTCAATTCAAATACCAAATTTTTTATCACATGAAAAGTGCGATGAAATAATTAAACAAGTTACAGATACAGAAGAACAGGTTGTAGGTTGTGTTGGTGATGAAAGAGGTAGTGTAATCATACCAGAAATCAGACAAACAAAAGAGTGGTACTTAACAGACCAACCATTAAATGATATGAGACCTGATAAAACTGCCAATGATTGGGGTTGGATACAAGAGAAAATGTACACGATTATTCAAATGGTAAATAAAGATATTTTCAAATTTGATATCAGAGGTTATCATGATGAATTAAAACTAATAGAATACCAAGATGGTGGATTTTATGGTTGGCACACAGATTTTAATGCAGGTTATTGTTCAGTAAGAAAGTTAGTAGGAATAATCCAATTAACAGACCCAAGTGAATATGAGGGTGGAGATGTTCAATTCGGTATCCAAGATAAAGATACAAAAGAATGGTACACAATGGAAAAGAAAAAAGGTTCACTAACAATCTTTCCAACATTCTTATCACACAATGTAACACCAGTCACTAAAGGTAAACGATATGTAATTCAAGAATTATTTGTAGGAGACCATTTTAGGTGATTGCAAATAAAAACTTTGAATGGTTTTTAGTTCGAGATAACTTTCTATCATCTCAAGAGTGTGATGATGAAATTAAGTTTATAGATGGTAATGTAAACAAAGATAATTTTATTTGGGGTAAAGATTGTAAAAATGTTGATATAGAAAATGAAAAGTTATTAGATAAGATATGGAAAGTAATAAAGATATCTAATACATTAGTTTATAAATTCGATATATCAAAAATACAACACTCTTGTGGTAAGTTATATCCAGTAGATTCATTTGTTGAGGATAATGTTCTTCATTCAGATTTTGCAGCAGGGGATGGAAAGGTTGTTAATAGTTGTACTAAATTATCTTGTGTGATATTTTTAAATGATGATTTTGAAGGTGGTGGATTACAGATTTGGAATCAAACAATTGAAGCAAAAAAAGGTAGAGTGGTTATATTTCCATCGTTTGCAGCACATAAAGTTTTACAATTTAGTAAACATGATAGATATAGTTTAATAACTTTTATAGAAGGAAATACTTTTAAATGAGATATAAAAATATAAACATGGAAGAGTTGAAGATAAACCAAGATTTTAGATGGTTTATTACCAAACCTAATTTCTTTTCAAAAGATGAATGTGAATATATGATAGAACATATAGATAAAAACTCATCAAGAAAGAAAGGGCATTATGTTCAAAACTTAGAAGATAGGACAGTAATGGATGATAATGTTTGTATGTTAAATATCAGTAGAACAGATGAACAAAAGTATCTTGATAAGTTTTGGAGTGCAATACAAATTGCAAACATAACAACATTCAAATATAATTTAAGTGGAATATTTGAAAACAGATTACAGGCACACAGATATGATGTAGGTGATTGGTATAATCCACATTCAGATTTTCATTCAATACAAAAGTTTAGTTCAGTAAAATTAACTTGTATTGTATTTTTAAACGACCATCAAGATTATGAGGGTGGGGAGTTTAGATTGTTTGATGGAACAATAGTAGAACCTGAAGTTGGAAAATTAATTATACATCCATCATTTGCAGGACACGAGGTTAAACCAATTACAAAGGGTGAGAGATATTCTTGTGTTTGTTGGGCAGTAGGAGATACTTTCGTATGATACAAAATGATAACTTTAAATTTGTAGTTCATAAAGAAAATTTTTTATCCGATTCACAATGTGATAACTTGATAAAATATTTGGATGAATTAAATCCAAATGATTCAGAACTTGCAGGAAAGTATGATGAAAATATTTTAAATAAAAAAGTTCGTGATAATAAAGAAGTTATATTCAAAGATGATACATTAAGAAATAAACTAAAAATGGTTTTTGAATTATCAAACTTATCAATTTGGAATTTTGATATACAGAAGATGGAAGATGTAAAACTTTTAAAGTATGGTGTTGGGGGTAAATATGAATGGCATACTGATTGTGGTTCTAAAAAAACTTCTAAGAGAAAACTAACTGCTATTGTTCAGTTATCAGATGAAACAACATACGAGGGTGGAAACTTAGAATTTGGAATCACAGAAGATTCAGGTGAAAAGAATTATACCTCAACAAGAGAGAGGGGAAGTATCACAATATTTCCCGCGTTTTTATCACATAGAGTAACACCAATCACTAAAGGAACTCGTTACTCATTAATAACTTGGATGTTAGGAAATGCATTTAAATAAAGTATTAGTATTAGGTTGTAGTCGTAGTGGGACAACTGAATTTTGTAAAACACTACAAGAAGTTTCATCAAAGAAATTTGTATGGGAGTTTGGATTTGATGATAATCTCAATAGATTAGTTAGTAGTTTAGGTATTACAGAATTTTTAGATAGAATATACAAAGATAAAAATACTCTTGGAATTAAGTATGGTGTTTATCCACAGAAAAAAATACATTTAGATTTGATAGATTCACATGATATTGTTTTTTTCTTATCAAGAAGAAATGTATTTGAACAGGCAATTTCATTGAACTTAGCAAAAAGAACGGATAAGTGGAGACCAATAGATTTTGGAGTTGAAACATTTTCACAAAAAGAAAAAGATGAATACAACAAGTTAAAAATTGAAAAGATTGAAGTTGAAGATATAAAAAAAGATATACAAGGTATTAAAGAAGCATCAATCAAGGTTATTGATTATTTAAAAAATCACAAGAGTTCAAGGATATTATTTTATGAAGATTTATTTGGATTCTTTTCAGGTGTAAAATTAAATACACAAACGAATTATGAAAATATTGAGAACTGGCAAGAACTGAAAACTTTTTATGAAGAGAATAAAGATTTTTGTTATTTTGACTTATAAGTTCTATATTTATTTATATCTAAAAAGGTTATTATGAAAACAAAATCTCTATTCGACCATATAAAACAAATAACGAATGTACAAAACACATTGTATTGGGATTCTCTT